TAGTAGTAGTTCATTAATTATTCATTGGCTATGTGGACTTTTCCAGGTGTAAGTAAGAAAAAATCTCAGCATCCGGCTGCTTTTCCAGAAGAACTCCCATATAGATGCATTAAGATGTTCAGTTATATTGATGATATAATTTATGATCCATTTGCAGGCGTAGGCACAACTCTACTTGTTGCTGAAAAGTTAAGAAGAAATTGTATTGGTAGTGAGATAAGTGAACAATATTGTAAAATTTATGAATCAAGAAAAGATAATCTCTGAACTAAGACTGAAACCATTTGGTAGTAAGGGGTGGCAGCGAGGCCAACTTTCTTGCCCAGAGTGTAATAGGTCGGATAAGTTCGCTGTTTTATTCTCAGATAGAGGTGGTGTGTGTCATTGTTTTTATTGCTCTCTATCACTACCATTATTCAAAGTACTGAGAGATATTGGGAGAACCGATTTACTAGATAGTGACTATGAATTTAAGGGTAAGATTGAACTTCAGCCATTGAAAAAAGAAAAGAAACAAGAAGAAGAGAAACAGACACAACTTCCACTAGGGTTTGTGAGGATAGATAGTGATCAGTATTTAGAAGATAGAGACTTCACACCCTATCAGTATGAACAGTTTAAAGTAGGGGTGGCAGAACTTGATCCCAGAACCTGTGATAAACTTGTATTTCAGATCTATCAACATGGTAAGTTATCAGGGTGGATAGCACGATCAAGAAAGAGTAAAGAGTGGCATCATGAGAATCTTAAACGATATAAAGAACTTGGTGAACCGTTGGTACTAAGATACAGAAATTCAGAAAACGATTTCTCAAAGATGCTTGGGGGACTAGATGAAATTACACACCATACACATACTCTAATACTAGTTGAGGGATTGTTTGATAAAGCCAATATTGATCGATTGATGAATCTTAATGATCAAGAGGAGATAAAGTGCTGTTTTACTTTTGGTAGTGATCTAAACGTTGCACAAGCTGATTTGATACCTTCAACTGTTGAGAAAGTTATATTGATGTATGATGCTGAAACAATCAGTAATACTAGAGAGGCTGGTATGAGACTCTTATCCCTATTTGATGTTAAGGTGGCTTTGATTACTGACCCAAATGTTGACCCAGGGAATATAACAGAACATGCACTATGTAATTTGTTTTTAAATATGAAAGATTTCCTTTATTTTTACAGGTCGATACACCTTCCTAAAGTTTCTTAACATGGAGATAGTAACTAAATCGAGAGATCTTTCACTTACAGATTTCTATTCTATTCTACAACGTGAGTATATTTCATACTTTATTCGTTCCCAAATCTACCCACCAGAGTATGCTAAAAAGTATACTAACTATTGTATCTGTAAAAAAGATAAGATTGAGAAGATTGGTATAAAGAACTGTCTTCCCTCTATCTTCAACATGTGTACTTTGAAAGAGAGATACGTTGATAGTTTCTTCAATGAATATGGACTCCCTAATTTTGAGTATAGAGATGAGAATAGTGTCAAGATAATGGGAAGATACGATAAAGAGTATTTCTTTTCGGAGGGAACTAGTATCAAGGTTAAAACTGATAAAGGAGTAGAAATCACTGTGGTCTTAAAGAATCTATTTAACATCAATAAGGTGATTACAGAGATCAATGGGGAGACACGTCAATACAACTATGAGTTCATTTCAAGGATCATTTCTGAAAGTCTAATTAATTTTTGAAAAAACATAACTTTTATATTTTTCGTATCGATATTTTTATTATTTTTACTTCATGAATTTAAAAATTTAAAACAATGACGGACAAGAAAATGGAGAAGATAAGTAAACAGATGTGTAAACTTATCCACAGTGAACCAGAAGAAGAATGGGCCGATATCACTTTATTCATTACTGTTGAGGCTGTTATCACTGGAGCAAGAGATACTTTTCAAGGCGTAGGCATTCTAGATGTGGCTAAGAAGCAGTATCTTGACCTTGCTGTACAAGTAGCAGAAGAAGAAACATATGGTCCAGACCCTGATAGAAGTTAAGATATGCAACTAATCACAAGAAAGTTCGAATTTGATGCAGGACATCGTGTAATGAATGAGAGAGTTAAGTGTTTCTCAAATCATGGACATAGATACTATGGTGATTTAGTTTTCGAGTTCACTACTACTGAAGAGATTGGTTACAATATTGACTTTAAAGAGATTAAGAGAGTGGGATGTCAATGGATTGATGATTATTGGGATCATGGTACATTACTTAATCCACATGACACAAAACTTATCGATGTATTGAGAGAAATCAATACTAAAGTATGGCTAATGTCTCTTAATGGAGAGGGAAATTATTGTAACCCTACTGTTGAGAATCTTTCGAGGGAACTATTTCTTGCACAACAGTTATTGTTTCAATCTGTTAAGGGTCTATCATTACATCAGATTCGGATGTATGAAACCCCTAATTGTTGGACTGATTGTTTCAATGAATCTATTTCAGATAGTGAACGTATCAATTTTCTAGACGTACATAAGTCTGAGTTAGTACATTATGGTATTGATAAGGGAGTGTTTGAATATGATGATCGTAAGTTATAAACTAAATCTACACAATATATGTTTACAGATTTTGATAAAGTAAGACAAATTATTGACCTCCATACCTGCATACAGGGTGAAGGTAAGTTTACTGGAGTACCACATCTATTAATAAGACTGAGTGGGTGTAATCTTGGGTGCATGTTCTCTGAGTGGTTATGTGATACTGCTTATGCTTCTTGGAAACCAGAGTCGGGGAAGTATAATCTCAATGATGTTTTAAAACTCATTTCTGATAATACACAGATTAATCATACATTTATTACAGGTGGTGAACCTACTATTCACCCTGTAATACTGAGAGAAATTGTAAATATATTGAAGGCTAATGGCCATTTTGTTGCAATTGAAACTAATGGTACTAGTTACGTTGATTGTAATATTGATTTTGTTACAATGAGCCCTAAGTTAAGTAATTCAATCCCAATCCCTGGTACTATGATCAAGAATGATATAGTTGATCGATTAGCAACTATTGAAGATCGTGATAAACAGAGCAATGGACGATATAGACCAGATTCACTTTTATTGTGGATGGAACATAAAGATTACCAGTTTAAGTTTGTTTGTACTACTGATGAACAACTTAATGAAATTGAACAGATTAAAACTAGACTTAACATCCCTAAAGATCATATATACTTAATGCCTGAGGGAGTGACAGCTGAACAATTACAGAGACGTAGACCTTGGTTAATTGAGAAGTGTATAGAACGTGGATACAATTATACCGATCGTCTTCATATAGTGGCTTATGATAATAAAAGAATAGCATGATAACAAACCAGAAACTAAAGTCAGCTGAACTAGCTTATGCTAGATTTATGGATGTAATACTCCCTGGCTGGAGAACAGACCCAAACTCAATGGATACACCCAAGAGAGTGGCTAAGATGTATCTGAAAGAACTTTTTTCTGGCATTCATGAAGAGAAACCTAGAATAACAGTCTTTGAGAATGTCGATGTCTACGATGGTATGGTTTTTCAAGGCAATATCGAAATTAAGTCAGTGTGCAGTCACCACCATGCATCTATTTATGGAGTCTGTCATGCAGCTTACTTACCAGGTCCATCTAATCGTATTATAGGTCTTTCAAAACTGAATCGAATCGTTGAGTACTATTCTCGTAGACCTCAGGTTCAGGAGAATCTTACTATGCAGATACATAACGCGCTGAGAGATATTTTCGAAGATAGTTTAGGTATTGCTATTGTGATTGAAGCTAAGCACTTATGTGTATCACATCGTGGTATTAGACAGAATTCAACAATGAAGACATCAAAACTAAGTGGGTGCTTTATTGATGACAATAGTAAGTCAAGAGATGAGTTTTATAGGTTTGTAAGTGACTTAAAAAAGTAATTATGGATTTCAACGAATATAGTATTAAGTCTGGTAAAGTTCTTCTCTACCCAAAGGCAATAGCACCTCTCTATCTAGCACTTGGTGTTAATGGTGAAGCTGGTGAGGTTGGTGAAAAAGTAAAGAAGGTGTATCGTGACAAAGAAGGTATCTTTAGTAGTCAATCTACAGAAGAGATCAAGAAGGAGATTGGAGATGTGTTGTGGTACTTGAACAGACTGAGTGTTGAATTGGGATTCACGTTGGAAGAAGCTGCTATATTGAATCTTCTTAAGATTGAAGATCGAATTAATCGTGAAGTAGTACAAAGTAAGGGTGATAACCGCTAAAAACTGATATATGATCGTAAAATTTCAACCATTAGATGTACTCTTTACACTCCCTGAGAAGAGTTTTGAATCAGATGCTTGTTTTGATATTAAAGCAAGACGTATTGAATATAAAGACAACCTTGTAATCTGTTATCTTGGGTTCAAGACTGAAATACCAGAGGGATGGAAGGGTGTTATTATTCCAAGAAGCAGTATCACAAAGACTGATTGGGTTATCCAAAACTCACCTGGAACTGTTGATAGCCACTATCGTGGGGAGTGGCAAGTACGCTTTAAATATATTGGTGATTCTAGTTGTATGTGTCTTTTTCCATATAATGTTGGAGACAGGGTTGCACAGATTTATTTTGAAAAAGTACAAGAAGTAATTTTTGAAATTGTTGGAGAACTAGAAGAGACACAGAGAGGACAAGGTGGCTTTGGTTCAACTGGTAAGTAGTTCTATTACATTTCTTATTTATAATCACTATAAATTAAGTCTTTTTTCAAAAATAGTCGGTAAAAAAATTAGGTTTGAGACGACTAATGTATTAATTTTACCACTTGATACAACAAACAAAAGTTCAACAACTTAAAAACGACAAAATGAAAACACAGATTGAATTACAGGGAATGACTTCCAAAGAACTTCATAACGAAGCACAGACTTTGAAAGTGAAGAATTACAGTAAAATGGGTAAGGCAGTATTGGTTACTGCTATCTTAGAAGCACAGAATCTTCTTGAGAATCCTATCACAGACTACACTGATCTTAATGAACAAGTGATTGAGGTTGGTAATACTGTTGATGTACGTATTGGTGCAAAACACTTTATAGGTGTTATTACAAGTCTTAAGACTGTTGAGACTGATCAGTATGCATTTGTTCTTCTTAATGGCTTAGACAAGTCAAAGATGTTTCATACTGGTGATATAAAGTTGAGTCCAAGTACCACTGAAAAAACAGAAAAAGTGATCAAAACAAGACCTGGTGGCCACACCACTTATATTGCCCCTGAAGTATCAGGTGAGAAAGAAGAAAAGACTGAAGTTGAGATCAAAACTCCGAAACCAGTCGCAGTAAAACCAGTTACGGTGTCCAAGAGGGTTATCACACCATTCACCCCTGAACAACAGGAGGTGGTTAACACCGAAATTAAGAGATATCAGGACAGTGTAATCTCGAAGAAGGAGTTGGTTGTAACTCTGATGGAGAATGGGATTGCAAAACAACAGATTGATCGTTATGTAGACCCCAAGATTCTGAACTGGAGTTATGTATATGACATCTATCGTGCACATGGCAAATAATTTCGAAATCGGTCAGAAGGTGAGCTGGTCTGTTGGTCAGCTCACCCTTAAGGGTATCTTCTACGATGAACTTGACTCTGAGTACTCCACAGTACAGTGTACAGAGAGAAATAACAGTCCTTATATTTGTAAGTTGAAGGTTTTATCTAGTTTACTCCTACCTTGTGCAAACAGTTGAAAATTTTCTCGAAGTACATAAGCCACTAGAAAGTGACTATAGTACCTTTAAGGAGAACTATATTAATCAGAATAGACTCCACAATCACACACTTGAGAATCTCTTTCTTTACTTCTCACTAGAAGATCATATCAAGAAGGGAAGAACACACTTTTATTATTCTATGGTGTTTATCAACGATCGTAGAAGATTCAAGTGGTTTATCAATCAATCAGATTTGGACATTGATCATATTTTTGATTTCTCATTACTTCCTATTGAGGTGAAGAACAAGATGTCATTTTATTCAGATTCAGAACTGATTAGTGAACAGTTGGTGAAGTCAAAGTTTAAAGAGACTGTCTATGATCTAGAGAAAGTATTTGATCCCAATACTTACCGTGAGAAATATAAGAGTGAGTCTGGGTTAGTGATTCGTAAGAAAATCTATAATCGAATTGAGTACCCGTTTAAGTATCTATTGAGACCTGAGTTGGAGTTTAGAGTGGTAGAGATCACTCCCATACTACTATCTTCAATTGAACAGTTACATAAAGATTGGTGTGAATATAAACTTGCTGATCCGAAGACCTTTAAGATGATGTTTTCATCGAATCGTTATTATCGCTGTTTAGTTCAATCATTCACATCTGAGTTTTTAAACAAATCAAATTGGTATCGTAAAGCATTTTATCTTGGAGATAAATTGGTGGCTGTTCGACAGTGTCTGATTCAAGATGATACTTCATATGATATTGGGTTCTTTTCCCGTTTCTGGGATGCTCCAAGTAATATTGTAAACTACATCAACACCTATTGTATGAAAGATCTTCAGAATTTAGGTGTGAAGTATCATAATTGTGGTGCGGAAATGGATAAGAATCTTGGTGTTTTCAAGAATCATTTTCCGAATGAACCTCGTTATGGATTCAAGTACAATTTCAAAAAATGAAAAAGATATCACATGAAGTTCCAATTAGTCTTCTAGAAGAGAGTCGATCGTTCAATCATTATGAATACTGTCTCTGTCACCTACTAGAAAGTTACCCACAGTATTCTCAGTTCTTTAGAGACTCACTAAAAATGGGTCGTGAAGTAGTGCTCGACAATAGTATCTTTGAATTAGGGGTTTCTTTTGATGCAGAAAAGTTTGCATCTATCGTTTCTGATCTTCAACCAACCTACTATATCATCCCTGATGTACTTGAAGATTGTGAAGGTACTGTTAAGAATCTTCGTAGTTGGGTTACAAAATATAGTGATCTTCCAGGCAAGAAGATTGGAGTAGTACAAGGGAAGACATATGAAGAACTTGTATATTGTTATGAAGAGGTGGATAAGTTCTGTGATATGATTGCAATCAGTTTTGACTATTCTTGTTATGAAAAACTATCTCCGAGTAAGAGTAAATTTGTAAGTTGGATGTATGGGAGACAGAAGCTCCTATCACGACTGTTATCTGATGGAGTGATCAATGAACATAAGCAACATCATCTTCTAGGTTGTGCTTCAATAAATGAATATAAAGCTTACAAATCGAAGTATTATAACTTCATCTATTCACTGGATACAAGTAATCCAATTGTTTATGGTTTATTAGGTATGAAATATAGTGAAGAGAACTTGTTTTTAAAGCCTAAAATTAAATTATGTGACTTGATTGAAGCCAATCCATCACCTGAACAAAGAGAATCGATCCTACATAATGTAAACCTGTTTAAAACGTATGTTAATGCATAAAAAGATCTTATTAACAGGCTCTCATAGTACTGGGAAATCAACTCTTCTCAGAAATCTACAGAATCTGAAGCAATTTCAAGACTTTAAATTCATTGGTGGTGTGACAAGAGAGGCACATTCATATGGTCTTGATATCAATGAAAAGGGAGACAGTCTCACACAACTTTATTGTATGTGTAAGGACTTTTTGAATATTGTACAGAACCAAAATAGTAGTGTTGTTTTTGATCGTTCAATATTGGATACATACATTTATTCTCAGTATCTGAATAAGAACTTGGAACCATGGGTATTGACTACTATGACTGAAGTTTGTAGTATGTTGATTGGAGAATTTGATTTAATTTTATGGTTAAGACCTGAACTACCTATCACAGATGACAGAGTTAGAAGTCTGAATGTAGAGTTTCAGTTGGGAGTTGATCAGATGTTTGAAACTTATTTTAAGTATCACTCCACACTACCAGTTTATCATTTAAAGGGAAATATTCGTCAACGTATTTTACAAGTTAAAGAGCTATTAAAATGAGTGATCTTAAATTAGGCAAACCAACTGAGTATAAGTTTGAGTATGACCCGACATTACTTGATGTATTCCCAAGACTACAGGGTCGTAGAGACTTTCCAACCACTAAGATGTCTGGTGTTGATGTTTGGACTTGTTACGAATTTTCATTTTTATTCCCAAGTGGGAAGCCCTATTCAGGTGTGATTCGTATTATAAACCCAGTAGATTCAGAAAGTATATTTGAATCAAAGTCACTTAAACTGTACTTGAACTCGTTTAACAATACTGTTTTTGAAGATGTTAGACAGGCACTGGAGGTGATTAGAATTGATCTGAGTAATAGAGTGGTTGGGAAGATAAAAGTACAGGAGATAACACATATCAGTAAATCTCGTGTTTCACCACGTCAAAGTCTTGACAATCTTAATATTCAGACTGATATTTATGATTACACACCTGATTTATTAAAGGGAGTGGGAGTGAATAAACTTACAACGCAAGTCTTTTATTCTGACTTATTGAGGTCCAACTGTCCTCGCACACACCAACCGGACTGGGCGCGTGTAACTATTATTCAGAGTTCATTTTCAAAACTCGATAAAAAATCACTATTGAAGTATATCATATCATTCCGTAATCATCAGGGATTTCATGAAATTGTTTGTGAACAGATCTATAATGATCTGTTTCAGAGACTCTATCAATTGTATACTTTGGTTGTATTATGTCAGTATACACGTAGGGGTGGGATTGATATAAATCCGTATCGGTCTAATAATGATTATGTCAATTATTCAATGTTCACTAAACTCTTACAACAATGATAAGTAACGAGAATTCACTGAGTAAAGTTATTGACTTTATTGATGCCTCAAATGAGGCTACAGTTATCATATCACATCTAATTCATAGAGATATAAGTGGCTGTTTTGAAACTTGTGGTGGCTGTTGTAAGAGAGTCACATTGGATTATTTTGAGAAATCAGAACGTTGGGAACGATTTAAAGAACTCTTCCCTGAAAAAGTAAAAGATTTTACAGAATCTATTATAGGGGCTGGTACCTTCTTCTCTAACCCACAGACACAAAATAATACAGGGTTCTGTCAGTATCTAGATATGAAGACAGGTCTCTGTACTATCCACACAGCACGACCAATGTTATGTGAACCAACTCCACTAAAGTTTAAGATGAACCCTACACGTAATAGAGTTATACTAACTTCTGAGACTTATGGTCGTAAACATGCCTTTAAACGTGTTGATGGTTGTAAGGGTGCGAAGTGTAAGATGACAGAACCTACTGAAAAGAGAAAGTTAGAAGATATTGGTCTATTAGAGGAATTAAAGGCTATTGGGAATGTATTTCAACTACCTACTAAACGTCTAGGTACCATTATTGAAATTCTTAAGAATCGTGAACTTAATTCAGAATCAACTTCAATTTTTTAGATATGAAATATGCAATGTTGTCACTTTCAGGAGGGATGGATTCTACTTCTCTTCTTTTACATTTACTAGCTAATGATTATCAAGTAAGAGCAATTGGGTATGATTATGGTCAGAGACACAAGATTGAACTCTCTCGAGCATTAAATAATGTGAGATATTTACAGAGTCGTGGACTAAGTGTCTCTTTACAGATAATTAATCTTAAAGATGTATTTTCTGATTCACAATCTGCCTTAACATCAAATACTGATGTACCTGAAGGACACTACCAACAATCAAACATGTCTGTGACTGTAGTTGAAAACAGAAATATGATCTTTGCAAGTATTATCTTAGGTAAGTCACAGTCCTGGGCTAACCAATTGAAAGAAGAGGTGAAAGTATGTTTGGCAATTCATAGCGGAGACCATTTTGTCTACAAAGATTGTAGGCAAGAATCAAGAGATGCTGTGGAACACGCCTTTAAAGTCAGTAATGATAACTCAGAACTAGTTAACTACTACTCACCCTACTTGAATGGGAATAAGACAACTATTCTTGAAGATGCTATAAAAAACTGTCACAAGTTAGAACTTGACTTCAGTAAGGTTTTCAGTAATACTAATACCTGTTACAACCCAGATACAGTTGGGAGTAGTTGTGGGAAATGTGGGAGTTGTATAGAGAGAATTGAAGCCTTTGTTAATATTGGTCGTAGAGATCCTATTTTTTATGTTAATGGTTGGCAAGTCGTAAAAGAAAATGCATTGAAAGTATTGGGACTACAGTAAAAATCATTAAATTTAGATTATGAACAATAACGAATTTCTTGAGTATCATAAACAATGTTGTGAGAAGTTACACCAGATTGTAACTAAAAAGAATCATGACTATGCTGGTTTCGATCAACAAGATGCTTTTGCTAATTTCTCAGTAGTTGAGAAGGCTGGAATTACTTCGGTAGAAATCGGTTTCTTAACGAGGATGATGGATAAGATATCTCGAGTTAATTCCTTTGTTATACAAGGTGTAACACGCGTAGAGGATGAAAAAATCGAGGATACATTACTTGATCTTGCAAATTACTCAATTTTAATGGCTGGGTACATTAAATCTAAGAAAAAGTGCAACAGTTAGAACTATATTTACAGTCACAGAAGATAGATTACAAAGTATTGTTTGAGTCAGTTGTTGAGATTGACGGACATACTTATGAACTAGTGAAACCAACTGATGGGAAGTTATTTGATGAGAACTTTCATCTTCTTGCAGACTCTACAGAGAGTGATCACTACATCTTCAGTTTTGGTGGACAATGGTATTCTACACCCAGAGGGATTGAGAAGAAACCAAAACTAAATAGAGTTCGATTCTTAGGTAAGACTACTGATGGACTTCAAACTAGTTCATTTTTAGGTGTAAGAGGTGTCTATGAAGTACTGAATGGGTCTGGACAGTACTCAGAGTGGGTTCAGAAAGCTAAGTTTCTAGGTGTCGAAGTCCTTGGGATATGTGAAAGAAACTCGTTGGCTGGAGTCCTGAAGTTTCAGATAGAGTGTTTACAGAATAGTATTCGACCCATTATTGGAGCCACCTACACAGTATATCGTAAGAACGAAGATTATCGATATGACATAAAGTGTTATGTAAAAAATGAGAAAGGGTGGATTAACCTACTACTGATTAATAAAGAGGTGAATGTTGTCAATAACAAGTTTATTGAAGAAGAGAAGTTGTTTGAACTCACAAATGGATTATCCATAGTACTTGACCCTAAGTCAATTTCTTACGATAAGTTATTCCCAATTGATCTTAGAGATGTAGAACTATTCTATCAACTGGACACTGTTGTGTATGATCAAGAAGATCGTGATAAAGAATATCTTCTAAATCTTAAGAAGTTTGTCTGTAGTGGGTTACAACCTATATCAATCACAGATGCTTTCTACCTTAATGTGGAAGATGCATTTATTAAAACAAAATTAAATCAAATTTCAAACATATTTGAACATAAGTCATCAAATCAATATTTTAAGAGTAAAGAAGAGTACTTTGAAGAACTTGATAATGTGTTTAAGAATGAAGATCGTTCTTTTCTCTTTTTTCAACGTTCAATATCTAATGAACTAAAACTTGTTAATGAATGTCGATTTCAGATCCCTCAAAAGGGGAAGTATCTTCCTGTATATAAGATGACAGAAGAGGAGAGTAAAAAATTTGAGACAAATCAAGACTTATTCTGGGATCTAATTATGAAGGGACTAGATAAGAAAGTCCCAAAACACAAACATATAGGATATCTTGAACGTATTAATACTGAGGTTGAAGTTATTGAACTTGGCCACTTAGTTGATTATTTTTTGATTCTTTGGGATATTGTAAAGTGGAGTAATGAACACGGAATATTAACAGGAGTTGGCAGAGGTTCCGCGGGAGGGAGTCTTGTTTCGTACACACTTAATTTAACACATATAGACCCTATTGAATTTGGTTTACTATTTGAACGATTTTTGAATAAGGGAAGAGTAGAAGGCGGATCAATGCCGGACGTGGATTTGGATTTTTCTGGTGAAAGAAGAGATGAAGTAAAGAGATATATGGAGGAGAGATATGGTATTCATCAAGTATTTTCTGTTGGTACCTATAACACTTTGAAACTAAAGTCTGCTATTAAGGATCTTGCAAAACTTTATAATCTGGAGATTCAAGCAACCAACTATATTACAAGTATAATAGGTGAAGATTTTGAAGACATATCTTCAGGAACAGATATAGTATCAATATTTCAGACTGCCTGTAAGACAAAACAGATTATGTCTTTTATTCAAGACAATTCGGAACTTGTTAATGATTTGGTTTCAGTTCTGAATCTCCCTAAGACACAGTCTATTCATGCCTGTGCAACTATTATACTCCCCGACGAAAGAGATGTATTCCACTGGGTACCTGTTAAGAATATGTTGACAAAGAGTGGTGAAACATGTCTAGTATCTGAATGGGAAGGTGGTGAGTTAGAATCTATAGGACTATTGAAAGAAGATATTTTGGGTATTCAGCAACTTGACAAGTTTCAATTTATTCTCAATCTTATTAAGAAGAATCAGGGAATTGATATCGATATCTATAATCTTGACTATACAGATGAAGTAGTATATAAGTACTTTCGTAAGGGGTGGAATCAGGATGTGTTTCACTTTGGGGCTAAGGGATTAACACAGTATTGTAAGTTAAGTAAGCCAGAGACCCTGGGTGATCTAATAGCAGTGATTTCACTTTTTCGGCCTGGCCCTATTGAATCAAATCTTCATAATGAGTATGTTCTCCGTAAAGAGGGACAAAAAGAAACTGAGTATCTTTGGGGGACAGAAGAAATTACAAAAGATACATGTGGAATCTTAGTTTATCAGGAACAGATTATGAAGGTCTGTGTTGATGTAGGTGGATTTTCACTTGTAGAGGCTGATGATATTCGTAAGGCTCTTGGTAAGATGAAGACAAAATATTCAGACCCTTATAAGGTGAAGTTTATTGAAGGGGCCGTATCGAGAGGATGTCCACAATCAGAGGCTGAAAATATTTGGACTGTGATGGAGCGGTTTGCAAAGTATGGATTTAACGCCTGTATAAGTGGAAGTGAAAGATTTTATAGAACTTCACAAACTAAATCAGGCAAATCTACTTACTGTCCTACTATTGAGGAAATGTATCGTATAAAGAATGACTATTTGTATGCAAAATCTGTAGGGAAAATCCCACTATATAATCGTTATCGTGATTCTTATGGGAACTCATTTTCACTAAATGAAAGTGGAAAACTTATTAAGAACCAGATAGTTGATATTAGATTTGTAGGGGTTAGATCTGTATATAAATTAACACTAGTAAATGGAGTATCAATTAAAGTTACACAAAATCATAAGTTCCCAACGGATAATGGGGAGAAGAAATTAGAAAATCTAGTTATTGGTATTGATAAGATCTATTATAATTTAGGACACAAATCTGAATTAACGGGGTTTAATTTTACTGATAAGGGAATATCATGTACTAAGTATCATCCAACAGCAAAAGTTGAGAAGTTTGTATTAAATTCACAGGGTGGACATGAGGGTTTTGTTAAGAAAGGTGATACAAATTTTAAGACACTTTATGATTATGAATTGAACTATAAGAAAGACTATTGTGAAAGTGAAACATGTACTGGGATAAGTAAGCGACTGGAAGTACATCATAAAGATCAAGATAATAGTAATAGTAACCACTCAAACTTAATTACTCTCTGTGCTTCTTGTCATAAAAAAGAACACTATCGACTAGGTCGTACAAAGATGGGAATGAAGGGTCTTGAAACAGAGTTGGTTGATATTCGTGATATCATTTATGATGGTGAAGAAAATGTCTATGATGTTGAGATGTTAGACCCATATCATACCTTCACAACAAGAGATGGGATAGTGACTAGTAACAGTCACGGGGCTGCCTATACTATTACTGGCTATATTTGTCAGTGGCTAAAAGTACATTATCCACTTGAGTTTTGGACATCGGCTTTTGAATATATTGATGAGTCAAAACGTGAAGAACGTACATCACAGTTTATTTCAGAGATTAGTAAGACAGGTAAGATTAAGATAGTCCCAGCCGATATAAATTATTCAGAGATAGATGTTCGTTCAGATCATGATTCAAATTCAATTTATTGGTCTTTATCATCTGTTAAACAGGTAGGTGGAGTGGCTATTGAACAGATTATGGGAGAAAGAGAGAAGAATGGGAAGTACTTTAGTTTTGATGAATTCTTGGATCGTCACACATTTACAGGCAGTAAGATTAATAAATCGCATATTGAGAACTTAGTTTATGCTGGTGCTTTTGATAAGATCGAGAATATTAACTCATCACTGGAACGTATTAAGTTAATTACACACTATAGAACTAAGAGAAAGATTGTAGTTGATAAGTTGAAAGATAATTTTGTGATGGCTGGAGATACTATTTATGAGGACTATTGGTGGGATCTACAACAAAAACGATTATCAGGTATTGCATTCTTTGATTATAGATCAATGGTTGAGAAATATATCAAAGGAGATTCACAGTACATAGATCAAGATCAGTTTCAGTCATCTAACTTTACAAATCGTTATCTATCAACAGGTGGTTATATTGTAGAGTGTATTGAGAGGACTTCTTCTAAGAAGGGGAAATATTGTTCTTTATTAGTAGAGAGTAATTACGAGTTTTTGTTTGTATCAATCTTCCCAGACCACTATCAACAGTTATTAGAGAAGGGTATGGACTTTGTAAATTCTAAGGGAAAGATTCTTCTACTTTCGGGACTAATTAAGACTGACGACTTTAAAAAACAACAGGTTATGAAGGTATGGGATAATTCAGAGATTGTGATATTGGACTAGTGAACTATATCTATAGTCATTATAAATTAAAGTCTTTTCAAATTGGTATCAGTATAATTCTTATATTTACATAAATTAACCCACTATGATAAAGGTAGTTGTACCTGTTGGCGATAAATCAGTAGTTCTAAAGTTTAATGACTTTGAGTCTGAGATAGATGTTGATGAGTTAACCAAGGTTGACTATTCTAATTTATTTGGTGAGATTGTTACTGTATCAGCACTGTTGAATCGTATTGGGTTATTGAAGTCAGAGGCTGAGGCCATACTTGCACATAAAACATTGGAGTGTGATATCTACAGAGCTGGTTTAGAGAGACAGTATCGTAGAGAGGCCAATATTAATTCAGGAAAGTTTACATTGGTTGATAATGGCCAACAGATGATGATTAAGTTGACTGAAGACTCCTTAAGTTCAGCTATATTATTAGATCTTGCTTTTCAGAATAAACGTAAGGGAGTTATTAATGCCAAGAAGGATCTTTCAAATCTTGACTCACTATATTGGTCTATTCAGAGTAAAGACAGAAAATTGTCTGTTTTAATGAAACAAGTAACACCAGAAGAGTTTTTTAATGAACTTATTGAAGGAGTTGTAAATGGTATCATGATTACTAAACCTGAAGATAGATGGACGAAGAAATAGATATACATGAAGTAATGGATGCTGTAAGAAGTTCTTTAGATGGTGCTAGAGTGTTTCATCTAGAGGTAGAAGTAATGGCATATGCATTAAAATATCTGAAAGAAAATCCAAGTCTATCAATCAGTCAAGCTATAGGTTGTGGATATTTTGAATGGGTAAAATAAACAAAAATAAGTTGTCAACACAATTAAACAAATCACAAACATTTAAAACAAGTAAAAATGGCAGAATTCAATCGTAGTAGATTTAAAGGGGCGACCCTTAGTTCAATTAAAGAAGAACAGGGAAGAGCTGAAAAAGCACTCCCTAAGAACGATGGTTTCAATCGTGCGGGATTTCATACAGTAGAAGATGGTAAAAACTGGAGGCGTATAGCACCAGCTCATAAACCTACTGAACCCGCTTATCGTGCAAAGAGTACAGTTATTCTTGAATGTGAAGTCCCAGAAGTTGATGGAGACGGGAAAGAGACAGGTAAGAAGGAGATCAAGAAGAAGAATATCTTCATTGCCACTCAACATTCATTGACACTGAAAGAAGATCCCATCTTAATGTACATCTCATTTGTACAGCAGAGGGCCAATGATGAGATTCAAGATAAGGATGCTCGTTCAAAGTTTCTAGCCCCTATTAATGGTTGGAGAAGTAGAGATGGAAAGTGGAACTGGGGTATCAAACCTTCCGCCGATTATATATGTTACTGTTGGGATGATAAAGGTGTTCTTGGTAGGGAACAGTTATTTTCCTTTATGTTGGATCAGATGAAAAAGATCTCCATCGAACGTACAGATGATAATGTAGAAATTGTTCCCGATATCTTCTCTGACCCTGATGAGGGATACCCATTGATCATTTCCAAACTGAAGAATGACAAAGGTAAGTATGAAACAACATGTAGTTGTGATCTACCCAACAAAAAAGAAACCTGGGTAGAGTTTTTTCAACGTACTCGTGTCACTGATGAACAGTTGGCTGATTTGGTATCGAAAGAAAGTTTACGTGAACTGTATGAAGATGTATATACATCTAGAGACTTTAATATGGCTGTTGATGGTTTACGTAGATTTGATGAACTTCATAAGTATCAGATCTTTGAGAATGAAGAGTTCATTGAGAAATTGACAACATTGAAAAAACTTGTCCCTGAATACACACCAAAAGAAGAGAGTGGTATTTTTGAGGACTCCAAAGAGATCAAAAAGGAGAAAGAGATCAAGGCTCACGTTGATACACCAAAAGAATCAAAACAGGTAAGTGAACCGATTACACTTAGTACCCCTATTCCAGCAATGAAAAGAGTTCTCAGAGAATATATTAAAGAGAACTATGGTGATGACTATACATTACCTGAACTTGAAAAAGAGGAGTTAACAAAGTGGTATACTCTTGCTCAACAGGGTGAAGAACTTCCCTTTGATACTATGGAGACAAAATCTGAACAGGTACATGAAGAAGTAAAACCTGAAAAAAGAGAAGAACCACCTGTAACATCAGCAGCACCTATTTCTGAAGTGGATCCTGCATTGGCTGAACAGATTGCAGCCTTACGTAGAAAGCGTACTGTTAAGTAATATATTTCGTAAATCTAGAGAGTGGGAGTAACCAATCTTCCCTCTCTTAATTATTCCGATATGGTAAAGAAGAAAGAGACTACTACAGATAAAAAACCAATCACTATTCTATCCACTGATTGGCATCTCAAAGAAAGTAATATTGAACAGATCAAGGGTCTTATAACTCAAAAATGTGAACTTGCTAAGTCACTAGATATTGATACTGTATTCTGTCTTGGAGATATTTTTGATTCACGAGCAGGACAGAAGGTGAGTATACTTGTAGCCTTTAGTGAGATATTGGAGATATTCTCCAATTACCAGATTAAGTTATGGGCGATACCCGGGAACCACGATAAGCAGGGGTACCTGGGGTTTGAGAGTTTCGTAGACCCATTTAAGTACCATCCTAATTTTAAATATATCAATAGGGCTGGCGGGGTACCTATTGGTAATATTATGTTTCAACTACTCCCCTATTTTAAAGAAACTATGTGGTTGGAGAGATTCAGAGAACTTGAAGAGTATGTTGGAGAGTTTGGTACAGACGATTTTCCTGGTAAGAAACACGTTCTTTTATCACATATAGCTTTGAATGGTTCTACAAATAATGATGGAACCAAGGTAAATTGTAATATTTCAGTGAGTGACTTTAAGAATTGGGATCTAGTTCTTCTAGGCCACTATCATGATCAACAGCAAGTTGGTGTAAATGTATTTCATATACCTTCTATTCAACAGAACAATTTCGGAGAAAATGATCAGAAGGGTTTTACAGTTGTATATGATGATTGCAGTTTTGAACTTCATAAATCATCTTTCAAAGAGTATAAGAAGGTAGTTATCGACTTTGATAACACTACAAAGAAACAGTTGGAGACAATCTTGAAAGATCAACAGTGTGTAGATAAGTTTGTTCGATTGGAGTTTGTTGGTTCATCTGATAGACTGAAAGCTCTGAATAAAGAAGAATTACAATCTCTTGGGTTTAATATCACAGTAAAGGTAAAGGAGATCGAAGACACAATTGAGTTTGCTGAAGAAGAGATCAAGGAACACACCAAAGAGTCTATTGTAGAAGAGTTTAAACAATTCTGTACAGAGAAATCAAAGGACTATGAAATAGGGATTATACATCTTAATAAAAAACTTGAAAAATAATTTTTATTTTGATACAGAATTTATTAATTTTACTTTTTATTCCAGGAGGACAGGGGATGCAACCCTTTCTAAAACTTCCAGCAGTTTTAGATTACTCCTTGGATTTATTTCGGCTGGACGTTATAAATTCACCTATCATGGCAGCTTCAAAATTTTACTTTGTTTACAAAACAACCTGTATCCTAACTGGGTTAATTTATGTTGGTGCTCATAGGACTAATAAATTAGAGGATGGCTATATTGGTCATGGAATTTATAGATCTATAAAAGATAGTGAGAATGTAATCAATGGACTTTCACTGGCTGTTAAAACTTACAATTATGTAAATTTTAAAAGAGAAATTTTAGAGTTCTGTAGTTCACTCGAAGAGATGCAAGAACGCGAAGTCTACTGGCAGAGAAAACTAGATTGTACTAATCCCTTAGTTGGTTATAATCTTAAGATAAGTAAGGCGGGTGGTCATAAAGAAGATTTTAAACATTCTGAAGAAGTAATAGAAAAGCAAAGAGAGTTTATGAAGGGAAGAGTAGTTGGTGAAAAGAACCCATTTTATAAAAAGAAACATTCAGATAAAACAATAAAATATTTACATGATATTAATATCGGTAAAAAGCACTCTAATGAAACAAAAGAGAAATATAAACTAAGACGTGGTGAGAAAAATGGTATGTTTGGTAAGTTAGGGAAAGATAGCCCTAATTATGGACAGACTAGGTCTAAAGAAACTAAATTAAAGATGAGAGAGTCTGCAATAAATAGACCACTAATTGAATGTCCTCATTGTAATTATCAAAGTCCGCACAAAGGACTTATGATTATTAAGCACTTTGACAATTGTCCTCAGAACCCTAATTACGTTCCAAAAGAAGATACTAGACCTTTATTGACTTGTACTCACTGTGGGTATCAGTGTAAAAATAAAGGTAGTATGATGGCTAGTCACTTTGATAAATGTAGATATAGGTAACCATATAAATTTGTACTATGAACGAAAATAAACAGAAAACTATTAGTGATGCTATTTTATCAATTGAAAAACGTTTTGGCAGAGGGTCGATACTAGATTTTGAAACAGGCATTAAAGATGTTGAGTTTATCTCTTCAGGGTCTATTGGATTGGATTATGCATTAGGTGGTGGATTCCCAAGGGGGAGAATTATTGAGGTCTATGGACCGGAATCATCAGGTAAGTGCTTAACAGAGGACTCTTATATACAAACTAGTAGAGGGTTTAAGTCAGTACAGGAAATTTTTGAAGAAACAGAAAATGATCTTACTATTTCACAAAAAGAAGTTGAGTATCAATATTCTTCACTAGTAAATCGTTTAGGGCAACTAGAGGATACATCACATCTAGTATATAATGGACGACAACCTATTTATAAAATAAGAACTCAGACTGGTTTTCTATTAAAACGTACATATAAACACCCATTACTAGTAGTATCCAAAAATGGAAATTTTATATGGAAGTATTCAGGGGTGATACAAGAAGGTGATTACTTAGTAAATCATAGAAGTAGATTTTTTGGTATAGGAGAAAGAGATCTTGATACTTGTTATTCAATTGGTTTATTACTTGCTGATGGGTACTTAGGTGGGACTATAAGTATAAGTAATGATGATCCCTGTATTAAACAATTTATAGAGACAAAAATGTCTCAGTCACTAGATTTTAGTAGATGTGATAAGTCACCAAGTGATAGTATAAGTGGACAGTCATTTGGGTATGATTTTAGATTAAATTTAAAAGGTCAGAGATCAAATAAAACAATTCAGAAACATTTTTATGAAAAATTTGATCTTAAAGTAGGGGTTGCAAAAACTAAGTACTTCCCTAAGTGGATTAGAGAACTTAATGAAGAGTGTATGTCTGCTGTTATACGTGGTTATATGGATTGTGAGAGTTATATTTGTGAAACAGGTTTAGAGGTATGTAGTGCTAGTTACACACTATTATATCAACTTAAATTAATGCTTTCACAGTTTGGGATTGTATCATTTTTTGGAAATTCAGGTAAGGTTAAGGGTTATGAACAGAATGACTACTATAATCTCTATATTTATGGTGAAGATTTCCAACTATATATAGATAAAATTGGGACAGATTCACTTTATAGACGTAATCAAATACAGCAGTATGTAGATACTAGAAGTAGTGTAGTACAAATTCAGACAAATTATAAACACATACCTTTTATTGAAGAACTAGTTAAAGATTTATATTATCAACAAGAAAATCGAGGTGGATTATTAAGAGAGTTACTTGAAGATATATTTTCTAGTTTTTGTAAAGTTACTTTTACTAGACTGAAGAAGATTCTAGAACTCTGTGAAGAAAGTAGACTAAAAACTCAGTTAAGTGAATTATTAGACTATTCATTTGAGAGAGTTGTACATGTAGAGAAAGTTGAAGAAACAATAAGAACTTTTGATTTTATAATGTCTAAAACTAGTTCTTTTACTGCTGATGGGTGTATTAATCATAACTCAACTCTAGGCCTACATGCTATTGCTGAAGCCCAAAAAGAAGGTGGTGTAGCTGCTTATTTGGATAGTGAACACGCTTTCGATTCTACTTATGCAAAGAACTTAGGTGTTGATCTTTCAAAAGAGACACTTTTATTTTCACAACCCGATAATGGTGAACAGGCTTTGGAGATTGCTGAGATACTTATAAGAACAGGAAAGATTGACATTATTGTAATTGATTCAGTAGCAGCATTAATTCCTGCTGCTGAGCTGGCTGGAGACATGGGTGATTCCAAGATGGGTCTACATGCAAGACTTATGTCACAGGCTCTTCGTAAGATTTGTGGTGCTGTGAGTAAGTCAAATACCATTGTAATTTTCATCAACCAGTTACGTGATAAGATAGGAATTCAATTCGGTTCTTCTGAAACAACTACTGGTGGAAATGCACTTAAATTCTATGCTTCACAGAGGTTGGACATACGTAAGACAGCGATGAATAAAGATGGGGAAGAGGCTGTATCAAACACTGTTAAGGTGAAGGTTGTGAAGAATAAAGTAGCTCCACCTGCCAGATTCACATCATTTGATATTGTTTATGGTAAGGGTATCAATAAGATAGCTGAAATTGTATCTCTTGGTGTTGAACTGGGAATCATAAAGAAGAGCGGGTCGTGGTTTTCGTATGGTGAAACCAAGTTGGGACAAGGGAGTAAGGCTGTTGAAGATATCTTAAACGACAACCCTGAACTACAGGATGAATTGACAGCATTAATCAGACACAAACTTAAAAGTTAGATAATATGCATTTCGTACATCTTAGAGCCAAGAATTTTCAGTCATTCAAAGAACTCTACTATGAATATCGTAATGGTATCCCTGTACTGATTCTTGGAGAGAATCTTACAGATGATGATCAGGAGTCAAACGGGAGTGGCAAGTCGGTGTTAATGAGTGGACCCGAATACTGTATTCTTCACACTATGTCTAAGAAAGTCAATGATAAGGATCTTGTTTACTGGTGGGATGGGTCGGATACTGGAGAGATTGAACTCTCTATTCATTGTCCTCTTCGTAAGGAGACTTTGTTGATTGAACGTAAAATATCAATTAAGAATGGTGGATCATCACAACTCTCTATTAACGGAATTGTTAAGTATGCCTTTGTAGACAAGATGGTTGGGGAGATTGATAAGTTCATTATTGAGTGGATTGGGATTTCAAAAGAGGACTTACAAAACTATTTCATTATCTCCAAGTTTCGTTATATATCATTCTTCAATGCCTCTAATACTAGTCTTAATCAACTGATTGGGAGATTCTCCAATACAAGTATCATCTCAGGAATAGATAAAGATATCCTATTAGAATCAGAAAAAATAGAGAGTGACAGGTTAGTACTAACTGAGAAAAAGAATCGATTCTACGGCATGATTGACGTATACAAATCGAATCTAGAGACTGAACAGAAGATCGATAAAGAGAAATTGATTGAAGAACGACTTGATGCAATCGATAATGAGATAATCACTGAAGGTGAAAAAACTCTTTCAGCACAGACTCAGATTGGTATTGAAAACGACAAGATCGTCTCCTATAAAGAGGAACTGACTACACAACTTGAGAAGGTCAATCAGGCCAACAGTCAACTTAGATCAATCAATGAAAAGGAGTCTAAGTTTGACAAACTCTACAGTAAGGTTGATTTGGAGATGGATTCTGTCAAGAAGAGTCGTGAATCGGTACTTGAGAAGTCAAATGAATTAAGTAAGAACAAGAACGAACTCTGGCTGACTATTCAAGAGATTGAGAGAAACATAAAGGGATCAGTTAAGTGTCCCAAATGTGATTTTGAGTTTTTGGTTGGCCACACAGATATAAGTATTGAAGAAGAGAAGAACTCACTACTGGAGGCTAATAAGATTGTCTCTACTCTGGATAAGTCGATTGAAGATATTAAAGTAACTCTATCAGAATTTGATCCCAAGATAAGAGACATTAAAAGAGATCGATTGACAATTGAGGCAGAAGAGAGTGAACTTCGTACAATGAAACGTAACATCAGTAATAGTATCTCCACAATTGAATCCAATAAGAACACTATCAATAACAACATTCTAGTTTGTGAAGGTAAGATTCAGAGATATCGTAGTGATATACAATTAAGTACAGACAGGTCCAAACAACTACTTGCTTCAAAATCAGAAATAACTGTAGACACATTTGACAACTCAGAGAAGATTAAGGCTATCAATGAAGAGATCGAGAATTGTAACAATCAAATCACTTCTATTGAAGAACTAGATAAGGCCTATAGTGATAAGATTTTTGATATCAAACAATGGGCCTTTACGTTTAAAGAGTTCCAACAATATCTATCCACCAAGACGATCAAAGTGTTACAGGGGTATGCCAACAAAACATTAAGTGATATTAAGTCTGATCTTAGAATACAGTTGGAGGGCTACCGCATGAAAACAGACGGAACTTTGTCTGACAAGATCACGGCCTACATAGTGAGAGATAGCGAGATTAAAGAATTCGGTAATTTCTCAGGTGGAGAAAAAGCAAGACTGGAGTCAGCAATGATTATCGCAGTACAGACAGCAGTCAATTCTACTAATAAATATGGCGGACTGAACTTTCTGAGTATGGATGAAGTGCAAGAATCAATCGACGGACTTGGGATAACTACACTTGTAAACTCTTTCATACCACTTAATCGTACAATTTTATTGACTACACATATAGCACATAGAAATTATGATTGTGAGGTACTTAAAGTAATTAAAGAAGATAAAATAAGTCGACTGTCTTAAATAAATTTTTATTCTAGTATAAAGTTTATTAATTTTACAGTGCAGTTCAGTTATATGAAAAATCTAAACCCTCATTCGTTCACATTGCCTAATGATCAATCTTGATCGACTGGACTGCCTTTGTGTTCGGATGGGGTGTTTTTTATGGCAACTTCAAAATTTTACTTCATCTACAAAACAACCTGCATTCCAACTGGATTAATCTACGTTGGTGCTCATCGAACTAATGATCTCAATGATGGTTACATTGGACAAGGGATCTATTATTAAGAATCACTTTGACAACTGTAAATTAAACCCAAATAAACTATGAATATATTATCAATTGATCAAGCATCAAATTGTGGCTGGGCCATATCCAATGAGATATATGGTGTATGGGATCTAACCACTCGTAAAGATGAATCACAAGGTATGAAACTCTTACGATTCAAATCTAAATTAAGAGAAGTTTGTGAAAGAGAACATATTGAGTTGATAGTATATGAACGCGTGGCTGGTTTACACAAAGCATCTATTATACATGCTGCAAAGTTAGTTGCAATCATCGAATCATACTGTGAAGAAGTTGGGATCCAATATCGATCTTATTCTGCTAATGAAATTAAGAAGTTTGCTACTGGGAAGGGAAATTGTGGTAAGCCATTAATGATATCTTCTGCAAAAACTAGACTTAGTTATGATGGTAATAATGATAATGAGGCTGACGCTCTATGGATGCTGAATCTGTGTAAACATGATCTAAATATCTTCTAATGGCAACATTTATATGTGACTGTAGGTATTCAATTACTCAATCAAAAGTCAAATTTACTAGTAATAGTGGTAATCTGATACCAGATAACCCACCTATCTGTCCAATATGTAAAACAGTCATGACACTAGAACTCTACTCTACAACTATAGGTGAAGTGTCATTCACTCCTAATAAATTTGATTCACTAAATGAGTTAGGTAAGAAAGAGATGATACATAAGAGAGCCAAGAAACACTATGAACGTTTTGCAAAGGCAGATGTTGAAAGAAAACGTAATGAAACAATTTCGAACATAAAACAGAAGTTTGAGGAGGGAACCAAATTATGATTATTAACAGAGAATCTTTATTGTACATCTCAACTGTTACTGGCAAACCAGTAGTGGCTGTATTCAACGATTGTGAAGAGAAATGGTACTTCTATCTATCTGATGAGTTCAAACCCGCCAATCCTGGAAATCATGTCTATGACAATTTTCTATCTGGACGTGATCTATCTGGGTTACTTACATCACTGGGCGGTTATAGTCATGGATTTGAAACATCTAATGACATATCTGTACTAACAAAAATTAATGAAATCCCTCTACAGAAGTTTACTTTCAACAGATTCAAATGGATTAAATTGCAAACATAGTCTTTTCTGTTGTTTTATGTTATTGTGTGATTCTTAATAGTTTAAAGGCTGTTTTTATTTATAATCATTATAAATTAAGTCTTTTTCTTAAAATAGTTGCTGAAATATTAGGTTTGTAACATCTATTATATTAATTTTACTCCATGTTACACATTTAAAAACGAAAGAAAATGTCACACAATTTAGCCATCGATACAAAAACAGGCGAAGCCTCGTTGTATCTTCTGAAAGAAAAAGCTTGGCACGGATTAGGTCAGGTCGTGGAAAGTGCAAAAACTTCAGATGAAGTTATCAAAATCGCTCATCTGGATTGGGAAGTCGAAAAGATTCCAAACAAGATTGAACTCCCAAACAAAGGTTTAACTGATTCAGGTTCCTTTTCTGTTGTTCGTAAAGACACAGAAGCCATTCTCCACTCTACAGCATTAGCCAAATATACACCAGTACAGAATCAGGAGGCTTTCAAATTTATGGATAGCCTTGTAAGATTTGCTGGTGATATTACTTATGAAACAGCTGGTGCTCTTGGACAGGGTGAAGAGGTGTTTGTAACAACCAAACTACCTGGTTATATTCGTATTGCTGGTTCAGATGATGTGATTGAAAAATACCTGATCTGGACCAACTCACATGCAGGTAAGGTGTTGGGACTCTATTTTTCAGATGTAAGAGTTGTATGTGCTAACACACTTTCAGCCTCAATGAAAGATCTCAAAAGTGGTGTATCCCTAAAACATACAGCCAATGTAATGAACCGTATTAATGAAGCCGCACAATTACTTGGTCTTATCAAAACCTATAACGATGAATTTGGTCTAATGCTCAATAAGTTGGCTAAGTTCAGAGTTGATGAAAAAATTGAACGTAATTTTGTTAACAGTCTTCTTTTGACCCCTGAGGAATTGAAACTTGTTGGGACTTCTGATGGGATCTCAATACGTAAACAGAACACCATCAATGAAGTAATTAGTGCCATTCATTCAGCACCAGGTCAGGACATGCATCAGATGACAGCCTTCTGGTTATATAATGGTATCACATCCTATTTTCAAAATGTCAAGTCGTACAAGTCAGTTGATCGTAAAATGACGGGTATCAATCTTGGTGGAGAAGAATCCTACCTTACACAAAGAGCTTTTGATTCGTTGGTTTCGTTAATGTCGTAACTGTAGAGGAGCGGGTAACCAATCCCGCTCTTTCTTTTTCGTAGTTATTAATCTTAAACCAACATTCAAATGACAACTCTAGAATTTCAAGTAGAAGACTTAGTAAATCAATACGAAGAGATCACTATCTGTGATATCGTAAAGAAAATCAGTTCTGATTCGAAAGATCTTGTTCGATCAGTAATTTCACATCTTGTGATTAAAAATGGTTGGAGAATCAAACACGAGTGTGGTAAACTATTTATCCACAAACTTCCCTGTGAAAAGATAAGTTGTGTAAATCATCGTGACAGTAGACATGTTGAATTGAAAGCAAAAACTTTACCAGATCATGGTGACTGGGTAGTAACCTGTACCAAAAGTAGTTCTTCTAGACTATTCTTTGATAGAGTGTTTACTATGGATGAAGTCAGGTGTGCCTACACTAAGATTGAGAAAGTGAACCATAGTGACACACGTGTCAAGAGGTACAAGAAAATAAAGCCAATTAAGACAATGTCAAACTTTTAAGCCATGAACGAAGATTTCGAAAAGACCACTCAGATCATAGATGAACTAGTTGGTGAGATACAGTATCTGAATGATATGTATAGAGTAGGTGACCCTCAGGTGTCGGATCTGGAATATGATCAGATGTTGGTGAGGCTCAATGAACTGGATCCAACCCACCCACTATTACATAAGGGAGTGATTGAATCAGAACCTACTACACGTAAACGTAAACTCCCTATCAAGATGATGTCACTGAACAAAGAGAAGTCTGTTGATGATATCATTAAGTGGTTGAAGAAGGTGGGAAACAGTGAAACTGAGATAGTTGTCATTACACCTAAATATAATGGTATCTCTCTTCTGGTTAATCATTCTACAGGTGAAACCAATACTCGTGGAGATGGTGAATATGGAAGAGATTGTGACAAACATATTCAGATAATAAATTCTGATGTAAAAATGAACTTCAACCATCTTTGTTCAGGTGAAGCCATCATAAGCCGTTATAATTGGGATACTTATTTTAGGGGTAAGTTATCACCTTCAGGTCAGCCCTATAAACTCAATAATGCAACAGTGGCTGGGTTACTAAACTGTGATGAACCAACAGAGGAACTGAAGTATGTTGATTTTGTAAAGTATGGCATTCATAATAGTGACATGTATAAAATCGGTCAGTTACAACTTATCAATGAGAGTAGTGATATGAGAACTGATTTTCTGGCAGTACCTATATCATCTCTTACAGAATCAATATTAGATCAGTTCTACTATGAAATAAATAAGATCTACCCTATTGACGGATTGGTTATTGAACTGAATGATGTAAAGAAACGTAAACAGTTAGACACTGAATCTAATGGGAACCCAGCATATGCAAGAGCCTTGAAACTTGATAAGTGGGTTGAAGAGTTTGACACCACCATCACCGGCTACATTATTAACATATCAAAACAGGGAAAGATAAAGGGAGTGGTAACTTTTAACCCTGTAATGATTAATGGTACAGAAGTGAAACAGGCAACATTTTACAATATGCAGTTTCTGAGTAACTTCAATCTCTGTCCTGGGGTTCATATTACAGTAAAAAAGAGTGGGGAGATTATCCCTAAAATTACAGCAGTTGAAGGTATTCACATCCCTATCTTATCTGAGTTTAAGAAACAGTCAGAATATGATCAGGCATATGAGGTGGCTACTGGTCTAGTTGATAAGATTATTGCTGAAAGATATGAGAAAGAAGAACTTGACTTCGACTGGAACTATTTCAATGATTGTCCTATTTGTAACAACCCTCTATCATGGGATGAAAACAGAGTAGAACTTATCTGTACTAGTAATGATTGTTCAGGGAGATTGATCAGTAAAATTGAACACTTCTTTCTGTCTATAGGTGTTGAGGAGTTTGGGAGACCAACCATAGAATCTCTGTATAAAGATGGTTATAATACAGTTGAGAGAATCTTGAACATTACAAAGTCTGAACTCATTCTACTAGAGGGGTTTGGAGATACTTCAGCTGATATAATTCTGGAGCAGTTTAATAGAGTGAAACAAGAGGGAGTATCACAGGCCCAGTTGATGTATGCCTGGGATGTATTTGATGGGAAGATCGGTGAAAAGACAGCACAGTTGATACTCGATAATATTCAGAAAAAGTTTTCTATTGAAGAGATGGTGAAGATTAAGGGTGTTTCTGAGATAACAGCCAAGTGTTTCCTGAAGGGACTAGAAACGTTTATAACACTTCCAAGTGTCTTAAAGGTAAAGTATATCAGTTCACCAAAGAAAATCGTTTCTAATGAGTCTTACATAGGTTTCTCAGTATGTTTCTCAGGTGTACGAGATAAAGAACTTGAAAAGAAGATAGAAGATGGTGGAGGGGTGATAGCAAGTGGTGTTTCAAAGACGACTTCTCATCTTGTTGTGTCTGATGTAAATCAATCAACATCAAAGATGGTTAAAGCAAGAGAATTGAACATACCTATCTTAACAATTGAACAATTTAAACAGTTATAATATGAAACCAATCACCTACGAAGAAGCAGCAAAGAGAGCATACAACCCGACCGCCTACAAGGACGGCTACAACACAGCCGTTGAACTGGCAAACAGGGAAATTGAATCAGCCTATTCTGATGGATTTAACTCAATGGTAGAATGTGCTAAAGAGCAAATTATAGACCTCACCGCAGACCGGGATTACTGGAAAGGGTTGTGTACTGTGATAGCATCAGACAAGGAAGCTGAAATTCAACGCCTAAAAGACCTGATGAAATGCAAGGCAGCTGTATCCAAACCTGACCTCACTGATGACGTTACACTCATTCAAGGATTGATTAAGCGGATTGAAAGGCTGGAACAGCAGATTAAGGTTGACGAACAGGCACAAGACACCCTATACAAAGACATCAAAGATTTGAGGCGCAAAATCAAGAAATCCAAATCAAATAGCTGGACGCAGACAGTTGATAACGCTATTCATGACCTGATGCCAGTCTTGTCGGAAACAATATGTGAACTGAAATTAAAGGTTGAATCACTTGAAAAACAGGTAGAGATACTCTGTGATAACGCTGAAACTGATAGTCAGCGGATTGAGAAGCTGGAAGCATATATTGATTCACTAATGTCAGAACATAATAAGAGAGTTGTAATTAATCTTTCTGATAAAAGTGAATTGTTAGGAATGATTGAGAAATTGGAATCAGAATCACATGACGAAACAACCAGATACCTTGCTTTGCTACAAAAAGTTGAGAAGCTGGAACAGGGTGCGGTTATGGATGGGGAAAGAATAGGTATTGGTGGATTTGGACACACAAAAATCACTAAAATCAAATAACAAGTGAAAAAACAACTACTTATTTCCTTTTCGGGTGGCAGAACAAGTGCCTACATGACGAAGATACTTTTAGAAAACTATTCAGATGTATATGAAATGATGGTTGTGTTTGCTAACACAGGGAAGGAGAGAGAAGAAACGCTCGAATTTGTTGAGAAATGTGATAAATATTTTCGGTTTAACTGTATTTGGGTTGAAGCAATAACAAATCCAACACACGGGAAAGGAGTAACGGCAAGGGTGGTTGATTTTAATACTGCTTCAAGAAACGGCGAACCATTTGAGCAGATGATTAAAAAACACGGCATTCCATCTGTTGCGTCACCACATTGCACAAGGGAATTAAAAAAATACACAATCATGTCTTACGCTAAATCAATCGGATGGAAGAAATATTATACCGCTATTGGAATACGGGTTGATGAAATCGACAGGGTTTCTCCAACTGCCGAAAAGCAAAGATATATTTATCCACTTGTTTCTTATCAGCACGGAGTTAGACTGCAAGATATAAATAAGTTTTGGATTCAGCAATCATTTGATTTAGAATTGAGTTCATACGAGGGAAATTGCGACCTGTGTTTTAAAAAGTCATTCAGGAAATTAATGACCATTGTGAATGAAACACCTTCTGTTATCGAATGGTGGGATATGATTGAGCAGAAATACAAAGACTTCATACCTCCTACAAAGAGTCACAATCCACTACTAACTACACCTATTTATCCATTTCGTCAGAATACAAGTATCCGTAAAATAGTTGAAATAGCGAAAAAACCATTTAAACCATCCGGAAATGACGCTACGAAACTTGATATGATTACAAATCAGCTTGAGTTATTTGACCTTGACTTTAGCAACGGATGTACGGAATCATGCGAAGTTTTTTAATCATTAAAACCAAGTAAGCCATGAAAAAAGAATTTACAAAAGAATTTATCCTCAGCGAAAGAGGTTGTTATTCAAGAGAACAAGTTAACGCATTGTCGTTTATTAACAACGAAATAATTACACTGAAAGATATGCTTACATCTGAACTGCCTTTAAAAGACAAGTTTTGGTGGCTTTGCAAAAAGTGTGAGTTGACAAAAGATGAAAATGTACTGATTGCGATTAAGTGTGCAAGGGTTGTATTGCATCTTTTCGAGGATAAATACCCGAATGACGACAGACCACGAAAAGCAATTTTAGCTGCTGAAAAATATTTAGAAACACACAATGCTGCTGCTGCTGCTTATGCTGCTGATGCTGCTTATGCTGCTGCTGCTGCTAATGCTTATGCTGCTGATGCTGCTTATGCTGCTGCTGCTGCTGCTGCTGCTGATGCTGCTGATGCTGCTGCTGCTGCTGCTGCTGCTGCTGCTTATGCTGCTGATGCTGCTAATGCTTATGCTGCTTATGCTGCTGATGCTGCTAATGCTTATGCTGCTGCTGCTGCTGCTGAAAAAGACACGTTAAACCTTGCCCTTGAACAGATACTTACTAAATACTATTAAGCCATGACTAAAGAAGAACAAATCGTAAAAGACATTCGAGAATTGGTTGATAAATACTGGTCATTCGATAACAATCAAATTCATACCCATTCGTGGCACGACAAACAGGATTGTCTTGAACAGATTGACCTCTACCTTGCCTCACATTCCACTGAGCAGGAAAATAGTATGGAAAGAATGTGATGGGTTATTTTATTTTGAGAAACAACCTAAATAGAAACGAGTATGAAAGCCTGTAACATTAGGAAGACAACCGAAGGATTGATAAACTACATGAAAAAGCATGGATATACTGGATTAGTATGGCCCGGTGAATGTGGATGCTCGATTGATGATATTGCGCCCTGTGGATGCCCGATAAAAGAGGTTGACTGTCGATTAGGGTATGAGATTCCAAGTGACAACCCTGAATATGATTTTATGGTAACGATATTTAAACCTAAACCAGAACCAAAATGAACACCGCAGACAAAATCCTAAAGAAACACGAAAGTTATGACCATAAAAACACAACAGACAAAACGTATTGAACAACAGAACGAATATAAAGAGAGAATGAATATAAAAAAATAAATTTATGGAAAAAATAGAGTCAGGACGTGGATGTACAGGTATATGGATTCCATTGGAAATTTGGGATGATAAAAACTTATCAAGAATAGAGAGAGATGCACTAGCAGAAATTATGCACTTTAATAAAAGAGGTGGTCAGTGTTATGCATCAAATGCTTATCTAGGACAGATACTAGGAGTTACTAATGGACGTGTAAGTCAGATTATCAAGAAACTAAAAGACGATAGTTATATTACTGTCTCATACTCCTACAAAAATAATTATACAAGAGAAGTTGATAAACGTTATTTAAAGATAAATTATTCTAAAATCTATGTTGAAGGTAAGGAAGAATATGATAAACAGTTGGAGGACTTTCTATCCACTCGAACCTCCGCAAAGGCTATTTAATAAATTAAAAGCGGTATTTAGAATATTAAATCGGGTATTTAATAAATTAAAAGAGGTATTTAATAAATTAACTAAGTATTATTATATATATGGTATATTAGTATATAGGTTATTAATATAAGTTATTAAAATAGAACGTCACGAAAATGTGACGACCCAACTTCTCATAAAAGACTTCACAATGAAAAAGACATCAACTCACCCTACTATGAAATACAAAGTGACAGCTCACTGTAATCTATTCGAAGTAAACCAATCTGGACTCTCTACAGAGAAAGTAAAACAAGTTCTCTACCTAATCAGAAAAATGAAACGATTCTGTTGCTCTACAAAACATCTTCGTAAACGTAACGGTACTCATTATTGGGAAAGTCGATTGGATCAGAACCTGTGCAACAATTCACCTTTATCAATCACTATTGAAAGAATCAATTGATATGTTGGGAACATATGAAATAAAAAATGAACGTATCTACTTTAAGACAAAGTATGATGCTGATTTCGTAACTGAGGTTAAAGAAATCGTTGGGAGAAAGTATGACCCAGAAACTAAGTCTTGGGATTGTCCTTTGAATTTTGCTACATCTGTACCTATTCAGAACCTGATTAACAAGTTTAAACTCGAAGATCTCAATTCTAACAGTGTTTCACCCTCAGATGATATAATCCATCAGTTCGATATAGAGAATTCAGTACAACGCATCATTCCTAGTGTAAAACAGAAAATTCAAGGTATGAAATTACCTTGGAAGGTGAGAGACTATCAGGTTCATGGTATTTCGTATCAATTGGCATCCAAGAGATGTATAAATGCTTCAGCACCTGGTACAGGAAAAACAATGATGGCTATCTTAGCTGTTGAGATAGAAAACTTATTTCCATGTGTGGTGGTGGTTCCAGCTTCTGTTAAGTATAACTGGCAGAGACAGTGGAATATAATGAACCCAAAGAGAACAACATCTGTGATTAACAATAAAGAAGATAATTTTGGTGCAGATGTATTGATCTTAACATATGATAGTGTAGGTAAGAAAGAAGTTATTTCAAAAGAGGGAGAAGATGAAAAAATAAAGGTGAATCTGAAATATGAACAGTTGGAGAAACTTTCTATCAAAAGTGTTATATGCGATGAATCACATGCTATTAAAACTGGTAAAGCCATTCGTACCAAAGGAGTGAAGAGATTGACCAAAGGGGTAGAATATATTTTTATGTTAACTGGTACTCCTGTTATGAATCGTCCAGCTGAAATTATCTCACCTTTGAGTATATTGGGACAATTTGATCAGATGTTTGGAAACTGGAGAGATTTTGTGTATAAGTATTGTGGAGCCTATGAGACTCGTTTTGGACTTGACTATACTAGTGCAACCAACACAAGAGAGTTAAATGAGAAAATGAGAAAGATATGTTATTATAGAGTAGAAAAGAGAGATGTACTAAAAGATCTCCCACCTGTTCAAGAAACACTCTACTTGGTTGATATAGACAACCGTAAGGAATATAACAGAGCCTCCAATGATCTAATAACCTATCTGAAAGAAAACTATGGACAATTGAAAGCCGATAATGCTCTCTATGCACAATCATTAGTTCTTATTAGTACGCTATCCCAGTTATCAACAAAGGGAAAGATAGAGGGAATATGTGAATGGTTGGATAGTTTTATTGAATCATCTGATGAGAAGATAGTTGTATTTGGGATACATGTAGAGTTTCTCAAGTCACTATCTAAGAAATATAAGTGTGATGTGATTATAGGTGAAGTAGATCACAAGAAACGACAGTTGATAATTGATAACTTCCAGAAGAATGAGAACAGAATATTGTTTATGAATATTGCTGTTGGATCAATTGGGATTGATGGGTTACAGAATGTTTGTTCAACTGTATTGTTCTATGAGTTACCTTGGAAATCTACTGATTTGGAACAGGCAATTTCACGTGTAGAGAGATCAGGACAGAAGAACAATATTGAAGTCTTCTACCTACTTGGTAAAGACACTATTGATGAAGATATGTGGGAATTGATTTTGAGTAAACAGATGGTAACTGACTCTATAAATATTGGTATTGATGTTGAGTCTCAACAGTATATGAGCCAATTTATCAAGAAAATGATTCAGAAGTAGTTTATATTCGTTATAAATTAAGGTGAAAATTTTGTTTATATGAAAAAGATTATTAATTTTAGAATGTTAAACGTAGGAAAGTAAGAAAATGAAAACGACAAATAAAATTTTTCTATTGGGTTTTGTTGCTCAAGATCCAATAGATCATGATTTTGAGAATGGGACAAAATGTACAAATCTTGTACTTAAAACGTTAGACCACTATGGTCCATCTGGTGAGAAGAAAATCGATAAGAACTTCCACAACCTAATTATGTGGAATGGTAAGTGTGAGATGGCTTCTGTATTATTGAAAAAGGGAGACTTGGTGTATGTTGAAGGGTCACTGAAGAATAAGAGAACAGAGGGAAAGAATGGGTCTAAAGCAACCTTCAAAGTGGAGGTCGTGGTCAACGAATGGACCAAGATCCCTATTGTTGAACAAGAAGAAGAAAAAGAGTGATTCATATTTTTGTAGATGGATCCGCGTATTATAAATCGGGTCTAGGGGGCATTGGTGTCTATATTATTGATTCAGATAAAGAATATTTCATATCAAAAGGGTTTAGATCAACTACAATAAGTCGGATGGAGCAAATAGCACTTTTACTCGCATTACAAAGTCTAGATCGAACAATCCCAATTCAGGCAGTTATTTATTCAGACTCACAGTACGTGACTAAGTCATTCACAGAACATCGATTAGAGAGATGGGAGAAGATGAATTGGGTAGGTGTAGCCAATATTGATCTTTGGAAACTAATACTTGAGGAGATAAAGAACCACCCACTATTGAACTTTAGAATAGTTCATATAAGAGGACATCAAGAAGACGTCTCTTGTTTTAAAGCCTTTGGAAATGCTGTAGCCGATATTTTTGCTAATTTCAAAATTCATAAAATTTATCATGCGGATTACTTATAATAAGGAACATGAAGCTAAGAGAAAGAGATCTTGGCAGAAGACTGTTAAGGATATGTTCTTCAAAGAAGACAAGAAAAAGTCTGAACATCAAAAACTTGTAAACCAAAAGAAATAATGAAAATAGTGTTATTTATTCTACTTCTTTCATTATCTTCTTCTACACTAGCACAAAAGATTTATATAACACAGTATCGATCTGAGGCTAATCTTATAGTTTATGAGACTCAGTATAAGTCAGAAGCAACACAAATAGTTTATGAAACTCCGTACAAGGCAGAGGCATTAAAGGGATCTGGTTGTTGGTATTATACTCAGTATTCAGGAGAAGCAGACTATAAAGTCTTCTATACCAAGAATCGTTCAGAATCAAATTGTATAATCTATATCACTAAATATAAATCAGAAGCTAAATTTATAAGATAATGACAAAAGAGATAATTTTTGATTCCGAAGCAAGAGAGAAACTAAGAACAGGTGTAAATAAGATTTCAAAGGCTGTTGCAGCAACACTTGGAGCAAAAGGACGTAATATCATTTTAGACAATGGGTTCAGTTCACCAAACATAACAAAGGACGGTGTTTCCGTAGCCAGATCTATTGAACTTGAAGACCCTATTGAGAATATGGGTGCGATGCTGGTGCGAGATGTTGCTCATAAGACAAACAGTGAAGCAGGTGACGGAACAACTACTGCAACAGTTTTGACTCAGTCCATCTTTAATCTCGGACTGAAGAATATAACAGCTGGGGCTAACCCAATGGATCTGAAAAAGGGAATTGATAAAGCCACAAAGGCAGTTGTATTAAAATTGAAAGAGATTTCACGTCCGATTGGTGATTTTGAAAACATAAGACGTATAGCAACAATATCAGCCAATGGAGATGAAGTGATTGGTCAGAATATTTCTGATGCTATTAAGATGGTTTCAAAAGACGGTGTAATCACTATATCAGAATCATCATCAGCTGAGACATCTGTTGAAGTAACCGAAGGGATGCAGTTTAGTAAAGGGTACTTATCACCTTATTTTGTAACTGATCCCGCCAAGATGGAAGTTGTGTTTAATAACCCCCTGATTCTTCTAACAACTAAGAAGATTTCGTTTGCACAGGAGTTGTTAACCGTATTGGAACTTTCAGTAGAGAAGAAACGTCCCTTACTTATTATTACTGATGAATTGGAGACTCAGGCCTTACAGATTCTGATTGTAAATAAGATGCAGGGAACTATTCAGGTAGCTGCAGTCAAGGCTCCTAGTTATGGGGCCATCCGTAAGGACATGATGCAGGATATTGCTATCTTAACAGGTGGCTATGTAGTGGATGAGAATGTAGGGTTGAAACTAGATCAGATAACTATTGATCAGTTGGGATCAGCCGATAGAGTTATTATTACATCCAACGATACTACAATCATTGGTGGGAAGGGTGAAAAATCAGAAATAGAAGAAAGAGTGGAACTAATAAGAGAACAGATCAAGAATGCCTTTAGTGAGTTTGATGGAGAAAAGATAAAAGAAAGATTGGCCAAGATGGCAGGTGGTGTTGCTATTATATCTGTTGGTGGTGGTTCAGAAGTTGAAATGAGAGAACGTAAAGATCGATTTGAGGACTCACTGAATGCAACCAGGGCAGCTATTGAAGAAGGTATTGTGCCAGGAGGAGGCATCGCATTATTGAGATGTATAGGAGTAGTTGATACAGTTCAGTATAAAAATCAGGATGAAGGTATAGGTGGATCAATTATTATGAAAGCCATACAGGAACCATTTAGAGTGATCATGGGGAATGCTGGACTACCTATTGATGTTATCTATAACAACATTATTGATCCACCAAATAAGGAGATGATCACTGATTATGGTTATAATGTTGATAATGATAAGTATGAATTGTTTTTTGATTCAGGTGTTATCGACCCTACAAAAGTAACAAGAGTGGCTCTAGAGAATGCATCATCTGTGGCAGGGTTATTATTGACCACTGAAGCTGTTGTTTATAATGTTAAGAAAGAGGAGAAGAGAGATGTATAGATATTTTATAAAGAATCAACGAGGCTCTGATATTGATATAAGTAAGGATGAGTTCATGAAAGAGTTTTGTCTTTCAAAAGAAGACATTGTGGAACATCTTCAGGCACAGTTACTATATCTTAGAGATGGACATAAGAACTATAAAATTCAACCTGTGGTGATTGGTGTAACAGTTGACAAGTTTGCTTCTATTGTAAACCACCTTTGTGAAACCTATAAAGGGTTTCTGCCTCTGAGTCTTTTCAATAAGAACTTAATTTCGATTAAATTACAGCCTAAGGGTAGCGAAATCATACGAATCGTTAATAGTGAGGCTATAAATACACAAGAATGACTAAAGAGGAACTGTTACCAGGTTGTATAGAATATTTTAATGGAGACAAATCAAGTGCTAGTATTTGGTTGGATAAATATGCACTCAAGGATAAATTTGGGTGTATCTATGAGAAGACTCCTGAAGATATGCATCATCGACTAGCCAAGGAGTTTGCAAGAATAGAGAAGAAATATCCCAACCCCACATCAGAAGAGAAGATTTTTGAATTATTTGATAAGTTTAAGTATTTAGTTCCTCAAGGGAGTCCGATGTTTGGGATAGGGAACGATTTTTCTATCACATCATTAAGTAATTGTTTTGTGATTGGTAATGGTGGAGACTCATACGGGTCTATAATGCGATCAGATGAGGAACAGATTCAGTTGATGAAAAGAAGAGGGGGAGTAGGACACGATCTATCACATTTACGTCCTGGTGGGTCTTTGGCTAACAATTCTGCACTAAATGATATGGCTGGGTCTGTATTATATGCACAGAGATTCTCCAATTCAACTAAAGAAGTAAGACAGGGTGACAGAAGGGGCGCACTTATGTTGAGTATGTCCATCAACCACCCGGATGCAGAGAGATTTATTGATTCAAAATTGGTGGATGGGGTAATAACAGATGCTAATATCTCTCTACGTATCACTGATAAATTTATGGATGCTGTGGTGAATGATTCAGATTTCATTCAAACCTTCCCTATTGATAAACATGTGTATGTAGGTCCAACTGACTTAATGGAGTATGATAAATTGTATACATATGAGTCTGGTGTTTACGTTAAAAAAGTAAGAGCAAAGAAGTTGTGGGATAAGATTATTTTTAATGCCTGGAAGTCAGCTGAACCAGGAGTATTGTTTTGGAATAAGATTATTGAAGAGAGTCCAGCAGATTGTTATGATGGATTTGAAACAATTGGGGTTAATCCATGTGCTGAATTGCCCCTACCGGATGGAGATTCATGTAGATTGTTGGTTCTTAACTTATATTCATATGTAAGAAACCCATTTACTCCAAATGCAGTATTCGATACTGATATGTTTGAATCAGATGTTAGAACAGCTCAACGATTGATGGATGATCTAGTGGATCTTGAAATAGAGAAGATAGATAAGATCATCTCTAAAGTAAAAAAAGACCCTGAATCAAAGGACATCAGAAAAGTAGAGTTGGAACTCTGGGAAAGAATTCATTATAAAGTATCAAAAGGTCGTAGAACAGGTTTAGGTATCACAGCAGAGGGCGATATGTTGGCAGCCTTAGGTCTGACATATGGGTCAGCAGAAGCTACAGAATGTGCAGTAAGAGTTCATAAGACATTGGCCACACATAGTTACATCTCATCTATGTTTCTGGCATCTGAACGTGGATCTTTTACAGGTTGGTCACAAGAACTAGAAAAAGATAACCCATTTATCAAGAGAATATTAGAAGAGATTAAAAATCATTACCCAGAACTTCTACCTTTATATAGTCAGTATGGAAGAAGAAACATTGCCAATCTTACTATAGCACCTGCTGGGACTACATCTCTAATGACTCAGACAACATCAGGGGTAGAACCCTGTTTTGCTGTTACTTATAAACGTCGTAGAAGAACTATTGATAAGTCCAAGGCTGTCTTCACAGATGATCAGGGAGAGATGTTTGAAGAGTTCTCAGTATTCCATCATAAGTTTATTGAGTGGTATGATTTGAACTGGTTCAAGTTGGATTCAAAAATGTTTGATATAGACTTCAAAAAACCACTAGAGGACTATAGTAAAGAACAATTAGAATCGATTATCTCCCTCTCACCCTACCATAAGGCTACCGCAGGGGATATTAATTGGGTAAACAAGATAAATATGCAGGGTCAGATCCAGAGATGGGTAGACCACTCTATATCGTCAACAACTAACGTTCCCAAGAATACACCAGTGGAGGTAGTTGATCAGATATATCGTAGAGCATATGCATCTGGGTGTAAGGGTACTACTATCTATAGAGAGGGGTCGAGATCAGGAATTCTACTTACTGAAGATAAGTTTACTTACATTGATGCTATAAAGAGACCTGAGACATTGGAGTGTGATATCTACCACAAGACGGCTCTGAAACAGGAGTGGATGATATTAGTTGGTAAGTTTGAAAATAAACCCTATGAGATATTTGCCTTTCCTGAACTACCAAATCACATTTTCCCAACTAAGATAACAAAGGGATTGATAAAAAAGATAAAGAGTTGTGTGTATCAATTATCAGGGATAGATGAATTTGGTAAAAGCTATCATCTACCCAATATTATTGATTTGTTGGATAATGGAGATAAGGTAAGTACCAGAAAGTTCTCTATTATGTTGAGACATCATATTGATCCTAAGTGGATTGTTAAAGATATAGAAGCATATACTATTGTGACTTCCTTTGATAAAGTTATTCAACGTGTATTACGTAATTATGTAGAGAATGATAAAAATTATTGTGAACATTGTGGAGGAGAACTAGTGAGTGAAGATGGTTGTTGGAAATGTCTTGGCTGTAATTGGAGTAAGTGTAGTTAATGTAATTAATTGATACAGAATGGGGAACAATGAAATTGGCGCAAGAAAACAGGCTTTTGATGCTAAGGTGTCAGCACAGAGAAATCTGGAGAAAATAAGAGAAAGAGAAAAGAAAATGAATAAGGAAGTAGTATTTGAAGAATTGAATGGGAAGATAGTAGTTCGTGAACGTTTCACCAGTAAAACAAAATAGAATGGAACACTTTGTTATTGACATTCCTCACGGTAAACAGGCCCTGATTGATTTACCAGTAGACATTACAGCAATGAACTTTGTTTTCAAATACTATGATGAAGACTTAAAAGAAGAGAGAGAATCACATATTGACCATTGGATGGTGGATGAAGCTGAAACAACTCCAAAGAATTTTAAGGTACCAGCAAAAGAGTTTCGTAAACTACACACAGCCATTAATTATGCTCGGTGCATCTATGTCAAGTATCTAAAGAGTGAAGTAAGAAGAGTGAAGGGTTGTGATGAAGATATGTAGTTCATAATCATTATAAATTAGAGTTAAAATTTGTTTTATTGAACAATTTAGATTATATTTAGTATCGAATTTCAAAGAGAAGAGAATGAATAATTAGAGTCAAGAGAATCTTATAAGACTTGTATATATTGTTTTTTGTGTAATGGCAGTAATTGTAACATTGATAACTATATTTAAGATGTAAGAATGACAACTCAAGAAGAGAATATTCGTTTCGGTATTCACAAGAAGACAGGTGTGGATATAGAGAAGAAAGAGAGACCAACAAAGGGAAAGTTGGTTTATATGCATGGTAGTGAAGAAAGAGTACTATTCCATGATGAACCATTTGGTTTTCTTCAATCAATGAAACAGAAACTAGTGAGAGAGGGTAACGATCCGCGTACACTAAAAATCAAATACTAGATACTAATGAAGAAATGTCTAGTAAATGCAGAAGGTGAACATTGTGACAGACCAGTTGTTGGTGGAGGTAGATGTGACTTACATCAAGTAAAGAAACATTATGGTAAGAAAGGTGAAAGAGAAATGAAGATTCATAAACCTAAAAGCAGAAAGAAATGAGTAAGAACTATGTAGACCCAAAAGAATTGAGAGTAGGGAATTCAGTATATGTTAACTGGAATGATGCTGGACGTAAAGAAGAAATAAACTATGGTGTGTTTAATTTACCGGCTGGCTGTATGTCTGGTTGGGAAAATTCAACTGGGTGGAGAATGAATACGGCCCCTAATGGGTATGCTGTTCATATTGAGATGGTTAATCCAATTATTCTAACAAGTGAATGGTTAACTAGACTAGGGTTTGTTTGTGAAAAAGTAAATGAATTTCAAGAATATTGGTCAAGAGAAGATGACGAGGGAATGAAACTTGATTGGCTTACATTAAGTAGACACGACCCAGCTTCTTTTTATGTTTTAGGTAGAGTGACAGGAGATTATTTTTTATCATTCACTGAAAGGAGTGTCTATATATTTTATGTCCACCAATTACAAAATCTATATTACTCTCTAACAGGTGAAGAGTTATTAATTCAAGAAAAGAAGTAATCTATGAACTGGAAGTATTGGGTACCTGGTATACACTTCTTTCTAAGTCCCGAAGAAATATTATTGATGACATATAGTTGTAGAATGTATCACGCCACTATAAATATTACTATTTTAGTTGGACTGATGTATTATGTTGTGACGATTTAATGAAAGAGGAAGAGAGAATAAGACAACTTGAGATCTTGGTTAAGGGAACAGATGCAGAAAAATTTCTTGAAAAACCAAAATTCTCCCTATCTGAGAATCAGCATCAAAAGATGTCAAAGAAAGCCTCAAAAAGAGCCACTTGTAAACATTGCGGACTGGAATCAAACCATCACAATATCAGACAGCATCACAACGATAACTGTAAAATAAAAGGGAAAAGAGGGGATTTGGAACTAATTAAATTTCGAGAAGAACAGAGAAAGAAGAAAAAGAGGAAGAAAACATAATGGAAACACCATCAAAAGATATCGGAATAGAAGATTTAACAGAACTTGAGATCCTACCAGTGGGCACTGTTGTGGTACCGCCAGAGTTAGAAGATGCTCCGGAAGACATCCGTGAGGCCTATGTTCAGTGGATCAGTTGGGGGATGGATTCAACACGCAATGTTAGACGTTATTTTTCTTTTATAAACACCGTCACCTCTGAGGTTGAACAGGTTGATGCATTGGGACTCAACGGTCAGGCAGTAAAGAAAGCAAAAGATAAGAATATTTCATTGGAGGATCTTAAGAGACTACGTGATCTATGTGATGAGATGGAGTTATCAAAGAAACAAAAGAGTAGACTAAAGATGAAGTGGTTGAAATATGTAAGACCCCGAATGGGTTCTTCTGTATTTGATTGGCGTAAGGCTTTTATTATTGATATGTTTGCCAAATATGTATCCTTTGAAGAAGTGAAAAAGAATTTAGAGGATCTAGGATACATGGTAGCTATAGTAGATGTGCATAAGTTCTTCTTAAACAACAAAGATATAATAGAGAAGAAGAGAACCGACTTTCTGAGGTCAGCAAGAGATCATTATTTGGCCACAGACGCCGGTAGAATGGAGACGTTGGCTATCCTTCATACACGGTTCATGAATCTGTTCAATCAAGCCTATTCTGCTACCAATCAGAACAAACCTGAACTAAGAGCTTTATCACAAGAGATAAGGGCTATCATAGAACAGGCAAGAAAAGAAATAAAGGGAGAAGAGATAAAATTAACGGTGGATGGAAAGATAGATATCAACGCAAGTCTCCAAGCAGCAGCAACCATTCAAGATATCAGTAAAAAGCTACCAATTAATATCATCCCTATCTATCTGGTGGCAGTAAAACAGGGCATCAATCCTAACAATATTCTAGCCTCGTTGGTTGGATCTTTCTATAGAGATTTCAATGGTTTCAATCGTATGAATTCAAGAGGAGTGGCACCAACAACTATGGATCTTATTCGTAATTATGATTGGAATGAGATCCGCCAGTATCAGGAAAATAAGAAAGAGAAAGTAGAAGAGGTGGTAGACTATGAAGAGATACCATTTATAGAGGCCGAGAAGATAAAGAGTAAGAGAGAGAGATTGTTGGAAATGATAAATCGTCAGGTAGACCAAAAACCAGAGTAACTATAGTGTTATCAATGGTTTGACAGATCTAGTTATTTATAGTCATTATAAATTAGAGTTTTTCTTAAAAATAGTTGCAGAAAAATTAGGAGTCTGTTGGTAAAAGTATTAATTTTACCATCTGTTACAAACAAATAAAAAGGAGGGTATATGGCAGAAGAATTATTCGAAATGTTTGGTCAGGCTTTCCAACCATCTTCAACAAAAGAAATAAAGTGGATAAAGACCAGAATCAGTAAGGGATCAATACTGGTGGAGTTAGGGACGGATCTTACCATCAACTATGTAAGAGTGACACACATGATATATACATGTAGAGGTACTGAAATACTTCGTACTGATGAGGTTACAGAAGATTACACAGTGGATATGTTTTTGGACCTGGTGGAACATTATCGTAAAATATTTGGTGGAAAATGAAAGATCTAGAACAACCCCTAAAAATAGTACCAGATACTCAGTTGGTTGCTGAGTTTCAGAAAGAGTATACTTTGAAAGCTAAAATGGTAGTTCAGAGAGGGTTAATTTTATATGGAATGGATCTGGAACAGATGAAAGCAACCAAGGTGAATATCACAAAGAATGTGATGGTAGGAGTAGATGGTAAACCTATAAAAGAGAATCGAGCACAGTTTGAACCTAATGTCATCTATGTCTGGGCCACTAACGAATACAATGCAATGAGAAAGGTACAGAGAGACCTGGAGAAGTTCATAAGAAATAACAAAGAGAAAGAGATTAGAGACAACAAGGTGTTGGACGGGCATCAAATGTGAGAAAGATTTAGTTGGGAAGATCGTTTAACGGTAGGACGTTCGGCCTGAAACCAGATTGAGATTGATTTAGTTTGGGGGTGCTGATCATATAGGTTCGAATCCCTCCAGGTCCACATTCTTATAACTTATACCAATGGAAAACAAAGAGAAAGAAAAAGCCTATTATAAGGTATTGAAGACTATAGAAAGTTGTACTAACTCACTACAACTGTCTTCTGCAAGAAAGTTCATAGATCAATATCAGATAGTATATCTTGTACCGTCAGATGAACTGTTTCATTTGAATTTGATGTTGGAAAAGAAGATAGAAGAACTATCAAATATAGAATAGGTTATGAAATCATTTCTACAATCATTTATCTTACTTCTACAAGTGGTTCTTCTGGGGGTAATACTATTACTCATCTTGGTATTTTGGATGAGTCCTAACGCATTAGGACGCAGATGTGCTGAATTCAAATCTACCTATGATTCTGTATTAATAGTTCATAGTCACTTCTACCAAGAGTAAAAATTAATTTTTTTTTTAATCAATTCCTTTATAATTTTATAACTTGATAAGTAAAGTTATAATTTTGTCTTTATGAAAACAACAAATTAATGGAAACGATCCTCAAATCAGATCTTGAGAAATCAGTAAAACTAGGTGAAGTAGAAGTATTTACAGCCGAACAGATTAAACAGTTTGCTACGGATGCATATGAAGAGATTCAGAAATCAGTAGACGGACAAGATAAGATGTATGCTGAGGTTGCTTCTGAAGTAAAGAGTTTCAAACCAATTAAGGTATGGGATGATAAGACTCTGGAGAAGTCTATTATGTTTATACGTCCAGCACAGATCAGATGGGATGAACCAGTTGGTGATGATATTTGTAAGTCACGTAGTGGTACCTATCTGAATACCCCTGAGAACCGTAAACTGGGTAGGGTTGGGAAGAAGTATGGAGTTGAAGTAACTGAAAAACCTGAGGAAGCAGATAACTATAGAGCACCTGGAGCCGTTTATACAAATAAACAACTCAATAGAATGGCAGCTGAACAAGAAGTTACAGAAAGTGGAATAAATGATCTTAAAACAGTTTTATCAAAGAGATTTAAGGACCCAGAGAGTCAAGAGTATCATGATAAAGTTCAAGAATTAGTTAAGAGGTATCTTAAAAAGTATACCCCAAAGTCTAAACATAAGATGATTGATGAACAGTCATGGATGGAGGATGAAATGTTTGGTGGGGGTGAACACAAAAATGTAAAAGAGACTATCAACTATCTTAATGAACTTATTCAAGATATTACTAGTGAGAAAGACTAATTTCGACAATAATATAAACACCCTATAACAATGAAACAGTACGTTTTTAGTCCCATAGATAACTCCTACAAGATCAGTTATCTCACAAATGGGATAGTTGATAATGATCGTTTATTTATCAACGAAATTAAGTCAGAGAAGGCTGGAGTGGTAACAACTGGTCTTATAACAGAGGCAAAGGCTTTACATTTTCCTCATGATTATGTAGAGACAACAGAAAAGATTCTGTATGCTTTTGCAGTAGCCAATGGTTTGAACCTGGAAGTGTATGAAGACCGTCACGCAATGGTGAATCTCAATGAGACACTTAGTAATTTCTTAACATTCTCAGTAGACCATCAGTCTGGTGCCGCTGTTATTGACCACACAGCCAAGACAATTGCTATCAATGTGGCTAATGGATCAACAGTGACCGATTTGAAGTCAACATTTACTGTCACCAACGGAGCAACTGTTAAGATTGGTGCAACAGCACAGGTAAGTGGTACTACAGAGAATGATTTTACAGGTGCTGTTACATATATTGTAACCAGTCACGATACTACTGCACATATTGACTATGTAGTTACAGTAACTGTTCTTTAATCATCTCATCTATTCCGAAAATGTTTATAAAGCAAAGAAGGAGTAATGGGAAACTATCAAGATGTCAAGAGGGTTGATGAAGATATTGCAAAGTTGACTATTGAGAAGAGTTTACTTCTTGAGAAACAACTACAGTCTAATGATGTTGATTCAATTTACAAAGCTCAGTCATACCTCCAAGAACTAGATAAGAACAAAAAGAAGAAGGATATTCGTTCGTTTCTGTTTGATCCATTTGATGCCTACTATACAACAGGTGGATATAAACAACAACGTAAACGGGTATCCTTCGATGTTTTAAAGAAGGTAGGCGATACACCTATTGTTGGTTCTATTATTAATACAAGGGTTTTTCAGATTCAGAACTTTCTTCGATTCACTGACAACGATAAAGAGGAGGGTTATATTATTCGTAAGAAGAGATCATTGTTTGAACCAAAGAAAAAGGGTGAAGAAATAAAGAAGGAAGACCAACAGAAGATTGAGTATATTGTAAACTTTTTGGAGAATGGTGGATTAAGGGGGAAGTGGGACATCAATGATGATCTTCACGACTTTGTTAGAAAGACGATGAGGGACTCACTATCTTATGATCAGTTGTGTGCAGAGTGTGAAAGAAACCGTAGATTTGAATTAATTGGGTTTACAGCTGTTGATGGTTCTACTATTAGGATATTGGAAACAGTAGACCCAAGATTCAAGGTACAATCTGAACAGAAGTATAAAACGGTGTTTGGTCAGTTACCACGATATGCTCAGGTGTATCAGAGTAATGTGATGAAGAATGAATTCACCAAAGAAGAGATTATCTATTACCCATGGGAGTTGATGTATGCACAACGTAACAAGACATCACAGATAGATAAGAATGGGTATGGGACATCAGAAATTGAAGTACTGCTCGATATCATAACCTGGTCACTCTGGGGCATGCAGTATAATGGGAATTTCTTTAAACAGGGATCAAATCCTAAAGGTTTTATCAACCTAAAGGATGGTGGTGCCAATATGGATATTGTTAATGATTTCCGACAGACCTGGAGACAGATGATAGCGGGAGTTTCGAATTCTCATAAAATCCCTGTTTTCAGCGGTATTGACTTGGAGTGGATTGATTTACAGAGTAATAATAAAGATATGGAATTCCAACAATGGATGGAGTTCTTAATTGTTATGCTTTGTTCAGTTTACACTATCGATCCATCAGAACTGGGTTATCAGTTTCAGAAGGGAGCACAAATCTTTGGACAACAGGGACAGAAAGAAAGAGTTCAACATTCTAAGAAAAAAGGATTAAAGCCATTATTGATATTTTTAGAGAAGGTGTTGACCAAATGGATTGTGTCCGAGATTGATAATGATTATGAACTCAAGTTCACAGGCATTGATAATGAAGACGAGGCAGAAGTAGTAGATATAACGAAAAAGAAGTTGGATGCAGGTATTGTATCTTTTGAATCAGAATTTGAAAAAGAGATGGGAAGACCTTATAATCCAAAAACTGATACTATATTAAATAGTACTTTTCAACAGGCTCAACAGATGAAGATGTATGGTGGAGAAGGTAGTAACGGAGCAGTTGATGAGATGACAGGTGAACCAGAAACAGGACAACAGAACCCATTTGAAGAATATAGTCCAGATCAGAATCCTATTGGTGGAGGGAAACCTGGTCCACAGATGATGAAGTCATTACAGTCCGACCCTATATTGAGTCAGGCTATGAAATATATCGATGAAAATTTAAATGTAGACTAAAATGAATATTGAAGATAAGATCAATCAGAAACGTAAAGAAGAAGAAAACTTCATCCAGAAGTCACTACCTGTAACATTTGGTGAGATGAAAGAAGATATCATTAAAGCCAAGAAGGCCGAGATAGGTACTATATCAACTCATGGTGGTGTTAAAATGCGTAAGGAAGCAAATGGGTGGGTTCCTGTAAAAGAGGGTAGTGGAGAAAAGAAAACGCAAGATAACGAAGAGAAACCGGGTGTAACACCAGAAGAATTAGCTGAACATGCTACAAAGGTATCAGAGGCTGCCTTAATGAATGCAACCAAACAATCTACTGATCCATCGGTACGTCAGGCAGCTCATAAGGAACTCCAACGTAGGAAGAACGAGGAGGCACAGGAGACATTTAAGGCACCTGAGGGTGAGAAAAAGAAAGATGAAGAACCCGATATGAAAGATATGATGAAGAGGGGTCTTCATGCAGCCGATAATAAGAAGAAAGAGACTGAGTCTGGTGGATCTAAGAAACCCCCAGTTGAACCACCTAAAGTAGATGAGAAGGCCAGTGAAGATGAAAAGTCTAAGAAGAAAGAAGAACCAAAAAAAGAGGGAAAAGAAGGGTTAGGTAAAACTAAGAGTGGTAAAGAGATAAGTATCACCCAGAATGCCAAACTGGAAGCAACCTACACTCCTCAGGATCATATGGATGCTGCTTACACACTATTAGATGGTTTGAAGAAGATGAAACCAGAAGATGCAAAGAAAGCAAATGATAGAATTGCTGATGCATTTGATAGGCATATAGCTTCAGCCAAACATAAGGCTTTACAGAATATTGTAGAGAAAGAAAAGAAGAATAGAGAATCTAAGAAAGATTAAGTTTTTTTATTGGTACTCTATTTATTAATTTTATATACAATTATAGAAAATGTTGTATAAAAAATGAAAACTTATCAAATAAGATTATTTCCATCAAAAGACCAGATAAATCAATTACAGGAACTATCCGATATAAGAAAAAATAT